GCAGTTCCTTGCTGGCCCCACCTCTTCCGCTGGCACCGTTGCCTATCGCACCATTGCAGCAGGCGATTTACCCACTGCTACATCTACAACCAAGGGCGCTGTAGTTGTAAATGGAAACGGACTGGCACTTAGCGGCGACACCCTTATTATTGACAACACGGTTACACAAGAAACAAGTAATTATCACATCGTTAGATATAACTCCAAAGGTCTTGTCACTGGCGGCAGAACAATTATTGCTGCTGATGTTCCTGTTGCCACGTCTTCTAGTGTTGGTGTTGTAAGCCCTGGTTCAGGTTTAGGGGTTGACGGCGTTGGCGAGCTGGGTCACACCAATAGTGTTGTAGCGGGCACAGCCACAAAAGTAACCTTTGACGGCGAAGGCCACATCACTGGAACGCAAACGCTTGATGCAGCAGATATCCCAAACATTGACGCCAGTAAACTCACGACCGGCACTCTCCAGGCAGCGCGTATTGGTACATCAAGCATTACTGGCTCACAGATTGCCAATTATGCAGTCTCCAAAATTGGAGATACGCAACCGACAGCAGATCACATTGGACAATTTTTCTTTAATCCACTAAGCCGTGATTTATTCCTGTGGGACGGCAACGTATATCAACCCATCGGTATTTCGGTCGGTGAAATTGTATTTGCTGGAACTTTTGATGCTTCTGCTGGTGGCGGGACTGGTCTAGTTGCATCTGTTACGGCTGAAGGTACAGCTGTTGGCTTGGTGGTCGGTCAAGCTCTACCAGCAGCAGCCACCGTAAATAACCGCTACTACCTGGTTGTTTCAGAAGCGGGGACGATTACTTCCGGTAATGCGCCGCAAGTTACCTTAAACCCACCGGATATTGTTCTTTCTAACGGCAATTCTTGGACTGAAGTTGATGTTTCGCAGACGGTAACGGCGCAAATCGCGACAAACGTCAGTTTCAGCCCCACTGGTGATATTGCAGCAACAAACGTCCAGGCTGCTATTGAAGAACTTGACAGCGAAAAGCTACCTAAGGCAGGAGGCACTGTAACCGGGACACTGCTTATTGGCCCTAGCGGTTCATTGCAGTTTGAGGGCGCAAGTGACAATACATTTGAAACGACGGTAGCTGTTGTTGATCCAACGGCTGACCGCACAATTACGTTGCCTAACGCCACTGGAACAGTCGTTCTTTCCGGCGCAATCGTCGATGCAGATATTAATGCCAGTGCAGCTATTGCCGGCACAAAAATTGAACAGGGTACAACAAGCGCCCGTGGCACCGTACAACTAACAGATTCAACAAGTTCTACCAGTACAACAACAGCAGCCACCCCCAATAGCGTTAAGTCCGCCTACGATCTTGCAAATGCTGCTCTACCGAAGAGCGGCGGCGTAATGACAGGCGATATTACGCTTAATGCTCAATCTGACCTGCGTTGGGCTGACTCCGATAGCAGTAACTGGGTGGCTTTCCAAGCACCCGCAACTGTCTCCACGAATGTTACGTGGACACTCCCAGCTGCTGACGGTACAAACGGGCAAGTATTAACAACAAACGGCACCGGAACACTGAGTTGGGCAACGACAAGTGCCCCTGTAACCAGCGTCGGCGGACAGACTGGCGCCGTAACCTACGCAACCACGTGGGCAGTAGGAACTGGTGCGAGTGCTGCAACTAATACCGATCTGGATTTAGCCGGTACTTACGCCCAAACTGTAGTGGCCGTTTCGGCCCTTAACATTGATTGCAGCACCGGGAATTATTTCACCAAGACCATTAACGGCGCTTCGACCTTCACGGTCAGCAACGTTCCCACCTCTCGTGCATACGCCTTCACCTTGGAACTGACCCATACCAGCGGCACAATCACGTGGTTCAGTGGCGTTGAGTGGCCCAGTGGTACGGCGCCAACGCTAACGACAGGCAAGACGCACCTATTTATGTTTGTCACTGACGACGGTGGCACTCGCTGGCGTGCTTCCAGCCTGATCAACTACACCAACTGATAGCGCGATGGATCCGAACACGCGGGCATTGATTATGGGCGCTGCCGGAGTTGGTGGCGCCGAGAAAATTTACGTAGAGGATGTTTTCAGCACCTGGCTCTATACCGGCAACGGCAGCACGCAGACGATCACAAATGGGATTGATCTGAGCGGTAAAGGTGGATTGGTTTGGATTAAAGGACGCGGAGCAACGGGACATCGGTTTACTGATACTACGCGTGGCGCCACTAAGTCTCTTGAATCCAATATCGCTGCTGCAGAAGTTACCGAAAGTACCGGCTTAACCTCCTTTAGCGGCACGGGTTTCGCGCTTGGTGCCGACGCTGACTACAACACCAGTGCTGCCACCTACGCCTCCTGGACCTTCCGCAAGGCGGCGAAGTTCTTTGATGTGGTGACTTATACGGGTACGGGCGCTAACCGCACCATTGCTCACAGCCTAGGCAGCGTTCCTGGCTGCATCATTGTCAAACGCACGGATACGGGAACCGACTGGCAGGTTTACCACCGCAGCCTTGCCAATACCGAATACATGGTGCTCAACAGCACCGCCGCCAAAGCGACAGGCGCCACTCGCTGGAATAGCACCACACCGACCAGCACGGTCTTCAGCCTTGGCACTGATGCCACGGTGAATGCCTCCGGTGGCACCTACGTCGCCTACCTGTTCGCGCACGACGCTGGCGGGTTTGGCGATAGCGGCAATGACAGTGTGGTGAGTTGTGGGACTTTTACAACTGACGGATCAACCGGATTCGCAACAATCACTCTAGGTTGGGAACCTGAATTTGTACTTATCAAAAGAACAGCTGCCGCTGGCGATTGGGAAATACTTGACACTAGTAGAGGTTGGACTGTTGTTGGCCAAGTAGATACTTACCTACAAGCAAATACTTCTAGTGCGGAAGGGTTTACAAACTTGGGCGCCCCTACGGCTACTGGATTCTTTATGGCTTTAGCCGTCTCTGTGACCTACATCTACATCGCCATCCGCCGTGGGCCGATGAAGACGCCCACCGATGCCACGAAGGTGTTTGGCCTAAGCGCACGAACTGGAACAGGCACAGACGCAACAGTTACCGGCGGTCAACTGGCGGATTCGGTGCTGATTAAGAACCGTGGTTCAGCAGTGGGCGATTTGTTTGCCGCAAGACTAACCGGCACTGGCTATCTGGAAACCTCATCCACTGCGGCGGAAGTAGCGGCTGGAACCACGGTCCTGCAGGCTAACCCGTGGGATGTGATGGATGGCGTAAAGGTGGGCACAACATCCACCATTACCAATGCCTCCTCCAATACGTTTATCAATTATTTATTCCGCCGCGCTCCCGGCTACTTCGACGTGGTGGCTTATACGGGCACGGGATCAGCGCGAACGGTGAATCACAACCTTGGCGTGGCGCCGGAGTTGATGATCGTTAAGCGGCGTAGTACCACACGAGCTTGGCTTGTTTACCACTCTGCGTTAGGAAACACTAAAGGTGCGTTTCTAGCTCTGGACATTGTACCGAATACGTCTACCGGATACTGGAATGACACCAGCCCTACGTCAAGCGTCTTCAGCTTAGGCAGTGGATTTGATACTAATTCAAGTGGCGACACCTACATCACCTATCTCTTCGCCTCCTGCCCCGGCGTTAGTAAGTGCTTCAGCTTTACCGGCAACGGCACCAGTCAAACAATCAACTGCGGATTTGCAGCCGGTGCCCGGTTCGTCCTGCTAAAGAGAACGGACTCCACAGGCAACTGGTTGGTAGCAGATACAGCACGCGGCATTGTCTCCGGCAACGACCCGCTGCTTTACCTCAATAGCACTGCCGCAGAAATCACCACACTGGACTGGATAGATCCTGATTCCAGCGGCTTTATCGTCAATCAAGAAGCCACGGCTAACGCCAACGTCAACAGCGCCACCTACATAGGGTTGGCTATCGCCTGATCATCATGGAACTCCGCAACCGCATCACCGGCGCTGTCATCACCGACAGCCAATTCCGCTCCGACAATCCCAACACCAGCTTCCCGCAGGTACTGACCTCCGAGATCATCGGTGATTTCGGCTATGACCCCGTGCTGGAAGCCACTGTCGTCCCGCCCTACCAATACAGCCAGCGTGATGGCGTGGTTGAGGTGAACGGGCAGTGGTTCACACACTACATCGCCGGTCCTGTGTTCCAGGATTACACCGACGACGAAGGCGTGGTACACACTGCTGCCGAGCAGTATGAGGCGTACTGTTTCGCCAAGGATGCAGAGCAGGGCAAAGCTGTTCGAGAGGAGCGCAACCGCCGTTTAGCTGAGTGCGACTGGACGCAGCTTGGCGATAGCCCGCTTGATCCTGACGGCAAAGGTGCTTGGGCGCTCTACCGCGAAACCCTTCGCATGGTGCCGCAACAGGCTGGCTTCCCTTGGAACGTGCAATGGCCACCTTTGCCTTCATAAGTCTTGGATTCTTAGCCTTAGTCGGCTATAGCCTTGTGGCGATCAATCCACAGGAGGATGACTAATGGCAGTTAAAAGTAAAACTGCACTGGGGCGCGTCGAACACAAAGCCGGTCGCCCCAAAACTACCAGCCAAGGTTACGGACAACACAGCCGTCCACGTCGTCGCGGCAAGAAAAAACTAATCGGACAAGGGCGCTAAATTAGTAAAAAGGTCAGCGGTATGCCTCGCAATGGAACACCACGAGGAAGTTCACGCCGCCGCACCACAACCATCTAACTTGATCAATCAAGCTGTACCGGCACTACTTGCCACAGCTGTGATCGGGTTGGGTGGTCTTTTTATCCAAGTGGCCAAGCTGGATCAATCCGTCAATACGGTGGCTGCTGACATTCAAGAGTTAAAGAACGACAGCAAAGAACGGCTATCGGATCTTGAAGGTCGGGTCAGGCAAATAGAAATGACGATTGGCAGAAGTAGGTAGCAGCTTTACACTAAGGAAAATGCGCTCTCGCCATGGACGCCACTACTGCCGCCGTGATCGCCATTGCTGTGGCTGCGATTTCTGAGGCATTGAGCCTGTACCCTGGCGTCCGTGCAAACGGAATCATTCAGGCACTGATTCTTGTTGCTAAGACGCTGTTCCCAAAGCGGTGAGCGCCGTTCCTGAAAAGCGGCGCATTAGACAACGAAGGAATCGGCGGAAATGACGCAGAACGCTATTCGGCTGATTGACCTGTTCAGGTTTTACAAGCAGGGTTTGCCACATCAGATGGCAGCGGTTGCTGAACTTGAGGCGGCAATTAACAAGGCTAATCCGCATATTTTGAGCCGTGATCAGCAATGGTTCAAGACGTGGAGCCAAAGCGGCAAGCAAGACGAAAACGATCTGGAGCCAGCACTAAATCTGATTCGGCAGTTTGAGGGTTCCAGGCTTGAGGCTTATCTATGCCCGGCTGGTGTATGGACAATCGGTTATGGCCACACTGGCCCGAACGTAAAGCCTGGGCTGAAGATCACGCAGGCAGACGCAGAGGCGTTATTACTGTCTGATGTTGAGCGCTTTGCGCGTGCTGTTGATACGTGGATCAAGGTAAAACTGAGCAATAATCAACGTTGCGCCCTGATTAGTTTTACGTTCAATGTGGGCATTGGTGCGCTGCAGGAAAGCACACTGCGTAAGCGTTTGAATAACGGCGAAGATGCCGTCAAGGTGGCAATGGAAGAGTTGCCACGATGGAACAAAGGTGACGGCAAGATCCTTGAGGGTTTGGTGCGGCGTCGTAAGGCAGAGGTTGATTTGTTTTGCCGTGGCGTGAAGCCTTTGACCAATGATGTGAAGTTGACGCCTGATAAGCCGTTTAGCTTTAAGGTGACGCCACATATTGCTTATGGCGAGCTGGCATTAAACGAAGATGCCAGACGTTTTACGAAACAGCATCAGTGCGACACAGCAATTGTTCTGTGTAATTTCCTTGAAAAAGCTCGTGCTGCGTTTGGTAATAAGCCCATTGTGATTACCAGCGGTTATCGGCCACCCAAGGTAAATGCCTCCGTAGGCGGTGCATCACGCAGCGAGCACCTTTACGACGCGCCTGATACTGGGGCCGTTGATTTTTACATTGAAGGCGTCAACATTTACGACCTACAGGAATGGTGCAAGGCTCACTGGCCGTTCAGCTTGGGGCTAGGTGCGCCAAAAGGTTTTTTGCACATCGGAATCCGCCCCGGTCGGCCTAAAGTCCAGTGGGTTTACTGATGCTCCGTGCTGCTGCCTGATTCTGAGATCCGTGCCCTGTGCCAATCTCACGCGCTTATTCATCCGTTCAATCCTGATCGCCTAAACCCTGCCAGCTACGACGTGGCGCTTGGGGACAACATCATGATTGAGGTGGCCGAAACCCCCGAGCTGATCAGGCACAGCATTAAGACACATACAAAGGACGATCCGTATTGGCTGCAGCCTGGTGAGTTCATCCTTGCCGAAACGCAGGAGATTTTTAACTTGCCCGATAGCCCAGCGATTGCCGCTCAGTTTGTACTGAAATCAAGCCGTGCGCGTTCTGGTATTCAGCATATGTTGGCCGGATTTTGCGATCCTGGCTGGCATGGCAGCAGGCTGACACTTGAGTTGAAGAATGTACGGCAAAAGCATCGTGTTGGTGTTTGGCCGGGCTTGCTGATTGGCCAGATGGTCTTTATGCCGCTTAGCGATGATCCTGAAAAGTCTTACGCTGAGGTTGGGCACTACAACCGACACGAAACCGTAATGCCATCTTGGGAAACATTTAAGACTTCCACAAACGTTGGTGTTTAGCTTGTAAAAGGAGGAATCAGGATGGCCGCTCAGTGCCAAGGCTGGGCGGTTTTTTATTGCCTAGTGATCTGGACCTTGTTGATGCCTCAGGTAACAGGGTACAAATGGATCTTGTAGAAGATGGAGTGAAAACTCATCAACGTAGCGATCAGCGCACCATTTCTGAGCGCCGCCTACGGTGCGGAATGGTCCGACTCGCGTTCCGTCAGGAAGCTTGACGTAGTAGGTCATTTTCGTTGTAGTAGCTACCGTTTAGAGAACCAAGCGGTCGCCTGGTGGTTGAACACATTGACGGTACAGAGCTTGTACGCAAGCACGAAGCAAAACGCCGTTTCCGTGATCAGATCCTGTTGCATTTCAATTATCACTGCGCTTATTGCTTTGAGCCGTTAGGGCGTTCCCCAACACTTGATCATGTAATCCCAAAAATCAAGGGAGGTACCAGTGCAATGAATAATTTGGTGGCCTGTTGTTTTGGGTGCAATATGTCAAAGGGCCATAAAGATTGGCGGGTTTGGTACAGGAGTTTGCCGTTTTGGTCGGAGATTGGGGAGGCAAGAATTATGGATTGGATTAATAGGGATTAAGGGCAAGTCATCTGATGAAGATAAATTTCAGCTTGCCAGAGATCAGATGTATAACGACAAACTCCTTTGTAACAGGTGCGGTAATAAATTTCACCGGCGCCTTCAGGTTCTAGCGTTTCAATGTAGCTGCCGTCTTCAAAATCAGTCCGGCTCAAAATTGTCGGTTCCATCGTTGTACAGGCTGCATTGATTAGCAAAACGACCGTTCGGGAAGCTCTTGGCCTCAGGGAAACCGAGCGAGCAGCCGTTTCCTCCATTGTGGGCCAAGGTTGGTGCCCATTGAATGCAATCCCAGCAACGAGGTGCTGTAGGTTCAGGATCTTCTAAGGGTTCAAGCTTTTTGCCTGACCGAAAGGCTTGGTAAATGTTGTTGGCCCGCACAAAGGCGAGCCGTAATTCCTTGGTGTAAAGATCCACCTCTACCTGTTGCTCTGGCCGTGGGCCAAGGCGTATACGGCAACGCCAGTTCTCAAACAGCTTGTGCCGTTCAAGGATCAGCCTGTTATTGAAGAGGTGGATCACGATCAATCTTCCTCGCCGTAGGAAGGCATATGGAAGAGGCGTTCAAGGTTGAAATGATCAGGTGGCATTTCATCTGGTGCCTGGCCTTCGCGGAACGGATCGTTTAGGTCACGCACGATGTAGGTAACAGGTGTGTGACGCAAACGGATTTGCAGTGTCCCGACACGAGGGCTTTTGGCTAGCACCCTGAAACACCAATTTTCAAAGCGATTGAGGAAAGGAACTTTGATGGCCATGTTCAGGGTTTTGGCGGGACCAAATAGGTTGTCAGAAGGGTGATAGCAACATCAGCGTACTGATTAGCCAGCTCGCTGTCAGTACCACCAACAGCACGGATGAGATCAGAACGGAAAACGTTGTAATCAAGATCACGTAGGTTGCTGGCGACTTCACGGGAAAACTGATCCCAAAGACCGGTGTAAAGCTGATCGTTGCGGCCTTCGCGTTGGTAGATCATCTCCATGAAATCAGCACGGCGTTGGTCAAGTTCAGTGGCGGTCAGCATAATTTTGAGCGATTGCAAGGGCTTCTGAACGGGTATCGCAGAGCGGGCCGTACCAGACTGATGTGCCATTCCAGCACCAAGGCTGAAAGGCGGACATGACACCGTAACCAACCCAATCAGCGCCGTAGCAATAGTGTTTCGGGCTGTCGTAAAAGGGTCTAGTGGCTTTGATCGGTGGCATGAACGGCTGGGCAATTAGCCGTTTGATAGCGGATGAATGGCTGAAGCGCAGCGTACATACGGGCACAATCATCGATGGTGTGATTGTTGAAGCGTGGCGCCCAGTATTCAGCGAGGCATTCAATCAGTACAGCTTGGATTTCGCTGGTAGAGGTGGCAGGCTGCTGCGAAGGATGGTTCATCTATGGCCTCTGGGAAGCCGTAGGAGCAACCGTTTCCGGTATATTCCGTACAGTTTGTACAGAGTTTGGCATTTTTAAGGTAGCGGTGCGGGACTGTTTCACTGATGCGAACAGGAATGCGCGGAATATCAGGCGCAATATCACGCCAGCTTTTGTTGTTGCGAATCAGGGAAATCGCCTGCCGTGTGACGTTAAAATCCTTGGCCAACTGATGATTATTTTTGGTTGACTGCAGGATGAAGATCACATCAGCAGGCGTTAATTTTGTTTGTTTACAACGTGCCATTAAAGGCTGGGTAGTTTGACTTCACTGTGTTTATCAGGCGTCAGCCATTTCAGATCGTTGTAAACCGGCCCCCATGTCTCAAAGGCAAGTTGTTTGGCCTCAGCAAAACCGCAGGCAATTACCCAGTCGTAGACGTTGACGGATGGAATGGTGAAGTAAAAACGACGTGGTTGTGGTTGCATGATCAGCGGGATTCAATGGGGCGTTTGGAGAGATAAAGCTGAGAGACCTGATAGGTGGCGCCGGTAGCAAAGCTTTGAACGATGTAGGTAGGCCAAGAGCAGCCTTCTACCTTGCTGATGATTGTGGCTTCGATTTGAGGCCAGCCACGGACATAGCAGGGCATACCGGGATGGAAGCGCCATAGATCACGTTCAACTCTGACGCCGCGAGAATTGGGAGACATTTTGTAGGTCTTTTTACCTGTTGGGATAACAGGAGCGACCATGCCAGCGCATTGGGCGTTAAGAACGATGAGGCTCATTTGTGGCTGACGTTGTAGGTTTGAGTGCCGCTGTGGTGAGCGGTTTTAAGGGTGATGCCATCGTGAATAATGGCGCCGAAGATGAGGGACGGAATCAGGATCTGCAGGATTCCGTAGATGCGATTTTTCATGCTGTGGTGTGGGTTGTCGGTTGGCCGGATCGCTCCGGTTGGGTGAATGGTAGCGGCTATTTGGGCGGAGTAAACCCCTAAATTCATGGTGTTGCAATTCGTCATCTTGTCTCGTGTCTACTGTGAATGTGGTATGCGCTTTAGACCATGGATAACGAGGCCTGGCAATGGATGCAGCTCAAGCCTGAACCCACCACGGCCTTTAAGGTCGAAACAGAAGCCCGGCGCCTAGAGAACACCCCAAACGCCGGGCCTATTGCTGCTCAGTTGTATCGCGCCTGGTCTATGCAGCAGACTTTGCTACAGCAGGCCACCAACCGTATTGCAGCCCTAGAGCTGCAGTTGATGAAGACAGGCAATCAAGCAGACACCTGAACATCCTTCCACGTCTTGCCGTACTTGATCAGGTTGACGGTGGTGACATGCACGCCGTAATCGTTGGCGATCTTTTGCGCTGATTCATCACCAGCAGCAAGACGGCGCTTGATCTCAGCCACCTTGTCAGGGTTAAGGGCACCGCGCTTGCGCTTGGCATTACGGCGCTTGCCGGTCAGAGCACTGGGTTTGTCGTGCTGGGTTACAGCTTTGGGTTGTGCAGCACTGCCAGCTTTAATGACCTGCGCTGATTCGATCAACCGTTGGATCTGGCCAATGCGGTTGTTCAGTTCGACGACTTGAGAATCGGTGAGGATGATCATGGAATCCATCAGAAAGCGGTTTCAGGTGATTCGGGTTTGATAGGTGAAAAGGAGCCTTTATTGCCCCATTTGCCACCCCAGAGCGAAAAGCCGGTGTGCTCGGTGTACTCATCCTTGCCTGTATAGACACGGATCTTTTGACCTTTGGCTTCTGCCTGTTCAGCCATGCTCATCAGGTAATTAGCCGCAGCCATGGCCTGCTCAGAGGTGAAATCAACGATGATCTGTTCCTCTGGGGCCTTGTCGCTTTTGCGATTGCGATTTTCCTGAATGCGGAATTTCGCCGTGAAGGCAATGTCAGCCATTGTTTGCAAGGAAGCTTGAGATGATGTGACGCAGCGCCTGATTGATGTTCTGGCCTGATTTGGCGCAGTACACCTTCAGTTGCCGGTAGGTATCAGGCGGAAGTTTGGCCGCAACGATTGTGCGGTTTTTTCTCCGATTGATTTCCTCTTGTGTTTTGGGCCGTCGCCCTGTCATGCGGGATTGTCAGCGATGTACTTGGCAATGAACTCCTTGTGTTCAGGGAACTGGATGCGGTCAGCGATACGCGGCGCCATGATCTTGAACTGCTTTTTGAAGGCAGTAATCAGGTCATCACGTTTTTCGTAACCCTTGACCCAACCCTTGATTTCCTCAACCTCTTCATCGGTCAGAAAAACAACCTTTGATTCAGCCTTGGGTTCGGCCTTGGTCTTGGGTTGAGTGTCCTGCACTGGGGACGGTTGCGCCTTGGGCGTGTCTTGCTGCAGGGCTGGCTTAGTCGGTTCCTCGCGGTGCGGGTTTTCTATGGCTTCCCGCGCCCAGAGCTGCCATGCGAGCCCAAATTGCGCGGCTGCAGCAGTACAGAGGCAACGGCGATGAGCATCAGTGAGATCACGGGCAGTGACCTTTTCAAACGCGATGGCGTTGTTGCGGTTATCCATGATCGCCTGCGGGAAAGGCGGCGTATCGGATCCGTTGATGTGCTCAAAGCACCCGACCACATAAGCGGTTCCGTCGGGAGACTTCCAGACATGGCCGGTTTCTGGGTGAGCCTTGAGAGCAAACTGCCAGCCAGGCGCAAAGTCATGGAGTAGATGGGCAACGCGACACCAGTTGACGTAATCAGCGGCGTATGAGCCGGTTCCTTTGGTTGATACGTCTTGCTGCGTGATGATGCCCCCAAGATTGGGGTAATCGGTCATAGGGGTTGTGCGGGTTGTGTGGTGATCGGTTGAGGACGGGGCTTCGGACCCACAAGGAGTATACCCTTAGATTCGCCTAAGCGCAACCCAGTGGTATCCACCAGCTCGATAGCCCTCCTTTGCCGCCTTGTGAATCGCTGAGCCGTCAACAAAAACAGCCTTCCCGGCGGCCCTATAGCTGGCATACACATTCCCGGTTTCCACGCATTTAACCGGAGTCGGGTTGTACCTATTTGGCTGAAACACAATGGGTTGCTCTAGGATCAAATCAATCAACTTTTCATCTTCAAAGACAACGAATAACCCGTCTTTGTTGAAGTTGCGGAATAGACCCGGCTTTTTTCTGGCAAATCTTTTTAGCTCAGCCCGGCTGACGTACCAAGGCTGATTACGATGTTCCGACTCCTTCTCTGCCTTTAATCCTTGCTTGATTAACTTAAATACCATATGGCGCGTTGTATTAAATATCTGCGCTAATTGATCGAGTTTGTACCAGTCAATCTCAGGCATCAACGGGATGCCCATGAGACGTAGCTTGCTGCGAAAAGAAGCCTCTGTTCTCTTTGGAAAACCCTGCGCTGCAGCCATGCGGCAATACGTCAGATAAAGCCTTTTAGGCGGCATTGAAACTGAAAGTTGCTCAATGATTTCAACCTCGCCTTTTGTCCATCGTTGGGCGCGTTTGCCAACAAATCTGCGATGACAAATCATGCTGCACGTCTGACGTGAGCTTTTGTGATTGCCTTTCAGGACTGGGATTTTGAAAACCTTTTGACAAACGGCGCATTCGCGCAAATACTTGGATCCCTTCACAGTTTGTTGATGGTGATTAGTGCTCCTGGTAGTTCGCCTTCGTTGGCGTATTGTTTTGTTGCTATCAACGTCACAACCTGTGAATCATCTTTGATCAGGACATTTGTAATTCCGTCTAATGTTGAGCGGCACAACTTATCAAGATCAGGTTTGGTGAACTTGTAGAACGGCGCCTTTTCTTTGACTTGACCTTTGCTGTTGTAATGCGCCTTGGGACGGCTAAACAAAAAGGTGATCAAGACACTGACGGGTTCATCTATCAATATCTCGCCCGTTTCAAGTGCTGCCTGGCTGACCGCAAAACGCCATGGCTTGACCTTTTTCGATGCTTCCACCATGCGTCCATTGCCAACATGGCGCTTGCTGCCTTGCGGAGCGGGTTCAATGCCCTGAACGGCGAACTTCACTTCGTATGGCTCAGGCAACGGGCTAGATGATCAGCAGGCGTGCTCATTGTGATGCCAGCCACGTCGGGGCGCATGGATAACAGCCAAAACAGCAATCGTGTTTGCCAGCTCAGTCGATAAGGGTTGTTACTCATGGTTGCGCATTAGGCAGTATTCAAGGTGAATTTTTTCCCGGACAGACTGGTAGTACAGGCTTTTGCGTTCGTCTCTGGGGTCAACAGTCAGCAGGTACTGCGCCAGTTCCGCCACGGCGTTTGTGTATTGCTCTGGATCCCATAGGTCGTATTTGCCAAGGATGGCCTCAATGCGGTCGTCTATGGGAGAGCTAGCCATCAGAACTCTGCCTTTGGCAGCGTCACTCTCCAGTATTCTGTTTCGCGCTTGGTGGCGACGCCCTCAAACTGCTCTAGCTGCTGCAGTTCCTTGACGGCATTGCTGTACTGCCAACTTGTGCGGGTGCAGCGGGACACTTTGATGCCACCTGAGGCAAGGTTGCCGTCGTCGTCTTTAATTTCGTCTAGCTCGCCTGCGGCGTACATCAGGGCTAGATCGTCCATCAGGCCAGCGAGGATTTCCTCTTGACGTGCGATTTCTTTTTTTGTGGTGGCGATAACGCCTAACAGAATGCTGGGGTCAGTCATGGGTTTGCGTCGTAAAAGGCTTGAGCGAAACCGGCTGGCGTCATGGATCGCATGGTTTTGGTGCGCTCTGACTTGCCGCCGTACAAACGGTGCATTTTTGGGCCTTCGGTTGGATCTACAGATCTGTCACCACCAATAAAGAGCGGTAAGGGCGGGGTGAATTGCCCCCAAAGCTGCGTGCGTTTGGTGTAGGGGTCTCCGTAGTCACAGGGGTCAAAGGTATGCAGCGGCGGGCCAAGGTAATCACGCAGGCGACCAACAGGATTCTCAAGAACCCACCATTGCGGACGCGTCAAGGTCACGATGCGTAGGCAGGCGTCAACGACTGAAAGGCCCTCCAGTAATGCCGATGGTCCTTTGTCTGCCCACCAGCGAGCACCACTGGCCGCAAAGTGTGTACAGGGCGGCGCTGCAAGGATGCCGTGAACGTGGCCGAGCTGGTCGAAAGGCAAAAGGCGTAGGTCGCCAGTTGTTTTTACGTCGATCAAACGCACGTTGTAGCCGGCATCCGCATAGGGCTTGGCCCAGTTGCCGCTGTAGTCACAAAGCGACAGGATGGTTTTCACAGGGTGGCGGTGAAGGCTTTAAGGGCTTGCATGGTGGCTGTACAGGCGGCTTCTGCGGCATGGCGTTCGGCATCAGATGCGTTGCGCTGCAGGCAGTCGTGATAAATGCCGGTGGCGTGCTTGCGCTCAGCGTGCAGGTAGCGGAGCTGTTGGATTTGAGCGGTGGTCATGGGTGGCGTGGTGGTGGGGTCTCCCCCGTACAAATGGAGTATACCCCATACGGGGTGACAATGCAAGAAAAAGGCCCCATAAGGGGCCACGAGATCAGAACAGGAGGCCGAGGCAGAAGCTCACGGCTGCAATCCATAGAGCAACGGTGATCTGTTCTTTTGATTCGTTTACCTGTTGTTCAAGGGTTGATGTGGTGTCGGCTTGCTGCTGTAGCAGGTCAATGAGCTGTGCCTTGGTGGCACGGGAGAGATTGGTCATGGCGTTTCGTGTCGTGGTGGCATCGCTGCCATAGGGAGTATACCCCTAAACGGAGGGTGTGGCAAGCCCAGACAAATCCAAGACGCGGCGCAGCGGGATTGCCGCCACTTGAGGGACAACGGCATTGCCAAGTGCTTTCAATCGGTCCACCCGACCGGAAAGCCCATCATCTCCTCGACAAAGGACGGGTTGAGATAGGTAGCTACGCCAGTTTGGATTGAGTCTTCCCGAAGCATCGCGCCAGCGAGACCATCCCTGTTGATCTGCGACGGCGGCAGGGTGCTGTTCTTGCTGTCGTTGACCGTTGGCGTTGGGAGCATCCGGGCCACAACTGTCTCCAAGTTTGGCTGTAGCTCTGGTCTGTTCTGCTGAGTGCGCAGATCCACGGTCATTGCGCTGTTGGCCCTGGGGGTAGGCAACAAGCCACCACCGATCTCG